GGCGGTTGCCCCGCTGTACGCGCCTCGCCAGTTCATGGGCGAGCCATTGGCCCCGGCCGGACCTGTCGGACCCGTCGCGCCTGTGGCTCCGGTTGGACCTGTCGGACCCGTGGCCCCCGTCGCTCCGGTCGGGCCGGTCGGCCCCGTCGCACCCGGCCCGTTTTGCACCCACACGGCCGCGCCCGTCGCATTGTCCGTGCAGACAAACGAGATATTGCTGGTCGTGTTCACCCACTGCGAAGTCTGTGCATAGCCCTTGGAATCGTCGTCCGTCACGGTCGGGTCGACCGTGGCCCCGAGATTGTTTTTGGCGAACTCAAACGTACCGCCACCCGCGCCGGAAAGAACCATTGTCAACGTGCGTGCAGACATGCGAATTCCTTAATGATTAGCGAGTTGTCGAACCGAAAGTGATCGTGTTGCCACCGGCGATGTCCACGTAGGAAATCACCATGTCCCCGCCGATGTAAATACCGTGGACGAAATTCAATCCGCGAGTCTGGTTGACACCGGATGCCGGGTCGAATCCAATCGAGCTATCACCGGCGAAGGTCAGGATTCCATACTTGACCGAATAGGTTCGAGCGTGGCAGTTTTGAGCGAGCGAGATGTTGTCCGTGCTAATCAGCGAATTGCCGGAAGCTCCGTAAACGGCCGTGAATATTGACTGGTAGCCACCGCCGGTCCCGCCATTCGTCAGGAAGTTCCAGCCGTATCTCGACCCGTCCGTGTATGCCTTGGCTTGGGCATTTGCCCCGACGCCGGAAAGAATGCTGGTAAAAGCTCCGGTCTGCAACTCGCCGCTGTTGGGCACGCCGGCCGTCTTGCCGGTCACCCAGATCGCCCCCGACGAATTGGCAAATAATGCCCCGTCGCTCCGGTCATAGATTCCCACCCACAACGAATCGACACCCTTTGATCCGTTGCCCAAGTGCTGACCCAGAAGATTGATCTTGCCCTTCACATCGTGGGCTGTGTCGGGGATCAGGGGCAGCGGGTGAACAACCGTGTAAACCGACTCCAACGCATCGCCGCGAAAACCGGAGAAGCGGGCGAAATATTGCTCGCCTGACTTCAGCGGGGTTGCGGCCACGTCGTTCAGGTAGACGGTTTCGGGACGGCCATCGTCGTTGGCCCATGCTCCTGTTGATTCGTCGAATATCTGGTATTTTGCGGGGTAGCCGTATGTTCCGATGGTCGACGATGCGACGGCCAGGAGGACAAGTTCCGGCTCTTGCGGGAACACACCATCGCCGCCGTTGCCCATGCGCCCGCCCTCGAATGCGGACAGCATCCGCATGAGGCGGTCATAGGTGGACTGAGATAGGGCGATGCCGGTTTTCACGCGGGGTATCCGAGGCCAAGGTATGCGAAATCAGCCTTGTAATGCTTGCGGTACGTCTTGTAGGTTGGGTTCCCATTGGGAGCCAACAAGAAGCCCGATGCGTCCAGCAATTGCGGCTTGCTCGGCTTGTAGCCGTTGAGGATGATCGGTACTTTCTTGATTCCCGCAATTCCACCGAGAACCAGCTTGTTGAATCCGGCGTTGATGATTTGCCAGTCCCACCCGTCCGGATCATGCCTCACAACAATCGTCACCGTCCACGATTTCCCGTCGGAACCGCCGGGCCATTCGGCCGTGATGTTTGCCTTCAAAGTTCCGGCCGCGTAAGTCTTGTTGCCGATCTTGTGGGCCGCGACATTGATGCAGTTATTCAGACTGTCCAGCCAATCGTAATCCATCTTGGACGACGTGCGGACAGCCGTGAACATCAGGTATTCATCCTCCCGCGTGGGAGGCGTTTCATAAAAGTCGTAGGCAGCGTTTAGAAACGCGTTGCCAAGGATGTCAGCCTGGGGGGCGCTCGTCTTGGTCCAATAGTTAATCGAGAACTTTTGCGGCGTCTCCGGATCGGGTGGCGGGCTGTCTCCGGTCGCTCCGTCGGCCCCTGCCGGTGATGGTGACGGCGATGGGTTGGCGTTGGCCGTGAGGACGCCGTATTCAACCGTCACATCCCAAGCGGAGCCGTTGGAATCCGATGTTACTTTGCCTGATTTCTTCAGCACATAAATGAACGAGTTTTCCGGGTGGTTTTCGCCATACCCCGGAATCGCCGTGACGATGCTCGTTTCGCACGTGGCGTTTCTGGCCGCGTCCACTGACTGGTTGAAGCCCTCGAAGAACACGCGAAAACTTCGTGTGCGTGTGTCGCCCGTCTGGATGTCGAGCGTGCCCTCGACCCCGTCGGCGGTTTCGATGATGTCAATGACTGTCGGCGTGTCGGCCATGATTATTTGACCTCGATCAATCCGGCCTTGCTGGCGTACTCGACAAACCGCTTCATCAGGTCGCGTTGTTGCGTCTGAATTTCCTTCGCGTCCGCAAGCCCCTGAGCCATTCGCTCAAGGGCGCTTTGTTGCTGGTCGGTTTTGTTTTGGTTGATAATGCTCGCAGCTTCGGAGCTTCCCTTTAATGCGGAGGCGGCCAGTTTGCTCCCTTCGGCAACGTCTTTCATTAGCGGCTCAAAGAGCTTTCCTTGGGCGAAGTCGAACAGCTTTTGCTCCTTGTCTCGGCCGAAGCCGAAGAACTGCCCGGTGACGCCTTCCTTGTTGAAGCCTCCAAGTTTGCGAATATCTCGCAACTCGCTCATTTCGCGGCCGATCTTGATGAAGGGGTCCATCTCCTCTGTGAGCGTGCGAACATGCTTCACCTGGTCGGCGGTCAGCTTTTTGGACTCGATATTGAGTTGGTTGATGCTGGTTTTCAGCTCCGCGGCAACAACACTGAGCCCGCCGAAGCCCATCGCAAGAGCTTCTGTCTTGCTCTTGATCAAATCGCCGCCGGCTGCAACGGACATGCCAAGCCCGCCCATCACAAACCCAAGCTGGTCATAGCCTCCAGCCTTCATGTCAGGCTTGAAAGTGGTGCTAATTTCCTTGGCCACGTCCGAGAGGTCAAATGCCTTCCGTGTTTCGACACTGCCCGAAATGCCCGTGATGAATTGATTCGCAAGACGATCAACAATCGTCTTGAACTCTTTCATCCTCACTGTCATTGCGCCCGAAAATCTCGCTTCTCGTGCGGCCTTTTCGGCTTCAATTTCTTCTGGCGATTTGCCCTTGTACTCCGCGTACAGATTTTTGCCGTCCCGTATTATCGCCGTTCCGTTCGGGGCGATTAAATGCATGGGGTTCAGGAGCTTGGCGGCGGCGCCGCCAACTCTGGCCATACTGGCGATGCTCATGAACTGATCCTTCAGTTCTCTCGCGTCCTCCACTATCGCGGCCATCCACACGACCGCACTTTGAAGTCCGTTGACGAGCTCCACCCCCAATGCCTTCGCCCCATCCTTGACGTCGGAGAACCACGGACGAAACCAATCAAGGTCGGCCTTCGCCGAACCGGCGAAGACGCTGAACTTTTCGATCAGTGGCTTGAGGTCAAACTCCTCAATCAAAATCTGGCCGAACTTCGCCCCAAGTTGCTGCCAATTATCCTTGAGGGTTGACATCATTCCTGAGAATGTTTTGCTGCGTTCGTCCATCATTCCGAAAAACCTGCCACCGCTGGACGTGATGCCAAGCAACGCCGCCTGCAGCTCAGGAAAGCCGATCTTGCCCTCTTCAACCAATCCCTTAACCGCCGATTCGCTCACATTCAACGATGACGCAAACGCCGAAATGAGGGGGATGCCCCGCCCCGTGAACTGACGCAGATCGTCCCCGTACAAACGGCCCTGCGTGCGGACTTGGTTGTAGAGGTAAACAATCTCATTGAGCGGCTGATTAACCCCGGCCGCAACATCGCCAAGCATCGTCAGCGTGGGAACGATTTGGGTGTCTTTCACATCGGCCGAAAGCAGCATTCCTCCCGACTTGACAAGCTCTTGTGTGGTGAGGGGCGTCCGGGCCGCAAGGTCCGTGATGTCGGCCATCAGGGATTTGGCCTTGCCCATGTCTCCGAGCATCACCTTGAACGTCGTTTGCGAGTCTTCGAGCTCGGCCGCGAGGCTGATTGATTGCGTCACGATTTCCGCGACGCCACCAATCCCGGCGATGCCCCCGAGCAGACCGCCAACCATCGTCAGCGGCGAAAGAGCTGCCTTGGAAATCATTCCAGAAACACCGTCAAACGCCGATCCAATGCCCGACTTGAGGCCGCTTGCAAGAGAAGAAACACCCTTGCCCGCCGCGCTCTTTTGGAACTTGTTCAGGAGCCCTTCCGACTCCTTCAGTGAGGCCGAAAGCCCCCCGGTGGTGCCGACAATTTGCACGGCGAGTGAGGCGATATTTGCCACGGATCAGCTTCCCTTTTTCTTCTTGTTGCGTGCAAGCGAAACAGCCATCGCCTTGCCGGTCTGCCGGATACGCTCAGCAAGATTCTTCTTCCGATTGCCCATGAAGTCCGGCATAAAGTCGGCCGTCTTGGAAGTCGATTGCCCCTTGCCCCGGTAAGCGTTGGCAAACAGACTCGCCAGTGTGGCAAACCCAAGATCCATGCGTTCCGGCCCGCGTGGGTTGAGCTTTTCGGCCACGATCAACTTTGTGAATTCGTGGCTCGAAATCTGCGTCTTCAGCTCGCCGACGGTGCGGGCGTATCGGTAGGAGAGTTCGACCCAGAAACGCTCTTCGGGGTCGTCACGGAGTTTTTTTCGATGTCCTCCGTGGCCTTGCGTCCGAAACCATTGATGGCCAAAACTCGCTCGGCGAGACGGAAGAGGAGCGTGCCGTCTTTCGCCTCGATTGCCTTGATGTCGGCATCCGTGAAAAGGGGGACTCCTGCATCGTCCACGACGCCGACGATCACGGCGATGGCTTGCGTGTCAGCCTCGCTTTTCGTGGACGAAAGCTTCTTGCCCAGGTCCGTCCGTCCGTTTCCGTCGAGATGTTTGATGAAGACGACCGGGTCTTCGGCGTCGCCATCGATCCGAAGCTCTGGCACGGCGAACGGCTCAGGCTTTGGGATCTCGGCGTTCAGATAATCAGCTCGCGTCAGCGTGCGTGGCATGGTCAAAACTCGCTTGGTTTGTGGGATCAGTCAGCAATCAAAAGCCCGCGAATCACGGGGCATATTCGACGAAATTCAACTCGCTGCATTCGATGGTCACATCGACGGTCATCCCGCCGCCGTCGGCCGGCGCGTCACGCTTCAGGGACTTGATGAAGCCATAAGCGTATTGCAAGTCAAAGTGGGTTTCGTCGTCAGGCAACGGCAGTTTGACGAGCCACCATCGTCTTTCCCTGCCTTCCTTCCACGCCTTCAAATTGGCGAAAACGCCGCCGTTCATGTGAACCTTATATGTGAGCATTCCAAGCTCTGTCACGGACGGTCGGGATCGTTTTCGCACGCCGGTCTGGTTCAAGTGCGTGGCCGGGATGGAACCCGTGTCGCCTTCATCGGTGTTCTCGTCAATGATCTGCCCGACGCTCACAAAGGTGTTGTCGGCCGGTTGTGTGTCAGCGTCGGGAGCAGAAAGAATATCGAGGCCAAGGCTGCTTGTTGCGTGGTCCATATATCAACTCCCGCTTATGTGTTGAACTTAATCCGAAGGTCAAAAGACGCCGTGTACCGCTGGTCGTTCTCGGCCGTCGCCGGTTGCTCGGCTTCGTCGCGAACCTCGCCGACGAAGGCATATTGCACGTAAGCAGCGTTGTCGCCCGTGCCCATCGTGCCGCGAAATCCGCCGATGCCGCCATCTTGTTTTCTCGCGGTCATCAGGCCGACAATCTGCCCGGCAATCTTGCTTGTCCGGGCTTCCACTGCGACTTGATAAACGGCCTCGCGTGATTTCAACTCGCCGCCGTTCAGGCTCTTGTTGCTCTCCGAAGAGTCGCAAGTGAGCGTCAGAAACGGGGCCGTGATGTTGATCGGGCCTGTCTCCGGAAAGGCTCGCGTGCCCATCAAAGCGGCAACGCCCGGAACCGCCAAAAGGTATTGCCGGATGGCCGCGTCCATCCGGTATCGTGCCGCCATGTCATCCCTTCGCAAGTGTCTTGATCGCCTCGTTCAAATAGCGGGCGATGATCTCCGGAATCGCACTCCGATTCCGTTCCAAAGCCGGCCTCAGAAAAGGTTGCGGTTTCGTTCCGGGGTGCATGGTCCCATGTTGGACCCGCTTGCGTTTCTTCGCCTTAAGCCTCGTCAATTCGGACCCGCCCCCGAGCGTGTGCGGTCTGGTGCCTTGCTCAACCAAATGGGCGTAAAACACGGGGTTTCTCCATTCCATTCGCGTTCCACGGCCAGTCTTCACCTTGACCTGTCGCCGAAACTTTGCGGGCTTGCCTCTGGCGTCTTTTCTCGGGCCGGTCATGCCGACGATCACCAGGCCGCCCTTGTACGATTTCACCTTCGAGCCGAGTGATTTTTTCAGTGTCTTGGTTTGTTCGCGTACTTTCGACCTTGCGTCCCGAAGGATCAATTTGTCGACTTCGGTGATTGCTTTTCGCATTGCCTTGCGGGCCAACTTTCGGTCAAGCTCGTAAAGCTTCCGGTAGATTTCCGGGACGCCGAGGGCCTTGAATCTGATGCCGATGTTGAAGGCCATATCAATCCCCCGGATCAGTCTCCGCATCAACCCGCGTGCATGTCAAAATCGTCTCGCGGTTCGCCCTGTCCTTGTTCACGCCGCCGATGCTGTATTCCTGCCCGTCATGGTCGCGAACCATGTCCGTGACCTTGACCGCGTGCATCTCGCCACGGAGCCTGATAATCACGTCAGCGTTTCCGCGCTCGGCGTTGCCGTCGGCTTGCTTGCTGGCTCCAACCTCTTGGATGTTCGCGTCCAGGCGTCGGCCCTCGGTGAACGCATAGCTCACCTGGCCTGTTTCCGGATCGGTGACTGGCGATGAGACCAAAAGCTTTACGGGCCGGTCGTAGTCGCTGACGTCGATCATGCTCGGCCCCAAATGCCTTGGCCTTCTCGGCGGCCAGTTTCAGCCCATTTGCCAACGCCTCTGACGATCCATGAAACTCGTCAACCATAGAGCCAACGCGAATCATCAGATATCCCCCCGCCACAGTTGCCGCAAAAGCATCACCGCCGCCGGGGGAAGTGACAGCGTGTCAGTCCCCGCCGACGTGTTCGTCGTCGCCTCGCCGCGAAGGGTAAAGCGGTTGGCCATCGTCAGCAGGAACGCACTCACGGCTTGCGGCGGCAGGTTGTCCGAAGCGCCCGCCGTGAACGTTATTTCCACCGCCTCGGGCCGGTTCCATTGCGTGCAAGGCCATGTGCAATTCGGGAGTAACCTGCCCGTTTGCAAGGCCGAATAATAAGCGGCCGGGTCGAGCGTCTGTTGAACGCCGTGAATGTCCCAATACGCCACTGAATCCACCGACACGACCGGTCGGCGTGAAATGGTGATGTGGTTGCAAGGAAACTCGTCCACGGTCTCGGCAAACGTCGCCACGCCCATCGGGATTCCGCATCCGGCCTCGATCTCCTCGGCCACGCGGAGCATCATCCCCGAAATCAAATCGTCGTCATCGTCCCACGTCACGCGAAGATGGGCCTTGACTGTTTCGAGGCTCACCGGCAGTTCGGTTGCGGGGACGGTTTTTCGCAGCGAATGCACGGCAAGCCCTCGAAGAGTCGCGGATCAAGGCAATCAATCAGCAGATGGCCGCCACGGTGGACAGGCTGTTGGTCTGCGTCACCGGCTCATCGCGGTTGCAGTAAACCGCCGCGACAACGCTTTCAACAACATGGTTGGCCACGGCCCGCGTGACGATCACACGGACGTATCGCTTCGTTGGCTTGATGATGTCAAGAATCATCAATTTGTTGTCCGTGCTCGTGCCGTCCGACGTCGCCGTGGCTGTCGTTGCCCCGGCGATGTCAACCATCGTTCCGGCCGCCGAATCCGTGTCGGATTGGGCTTTCATGACAACGGTGCCTGTGCTGGTTCCGTCGCCAAGAACCAGCACGAAACACACCCGTTCGGCCCCTTGCGTGTCGATGGTCAGGCCGGTCAGGGCGGTTGATCCCGCCGCCGCCCCGGCCAATGCCCGTTCAAAGCGGACGCAACTCGAAAGTTCGGTGTTATCCATCGGATAAATCCCTTGAATCAGTGGTCGGAAGAAGACCGGAACTCACGGCGAGCCCGGCGAATCGGCGTGAATCTCAGGATCGCTTGAGGCGGGCAAACGCCTCTTCAAACCGGGGGCAACCGTCCACCTTTCGGCGAACGATATAGGCCGTCTGGTTCTCCCGACGCATCAGGGATTCGTCCCGTTGAATGCCCATGTCGTTGCCGTCGATGATGTCGTAATTGCTCCAAGCCCCGATGGCGGCCTGATAGTCGCCCGTCTGCCACGCGCCGGCGTTGCTGCCGGTCGGGGCGTATTCGCTCATCGTGATCGGCGTGCCGAGGAGCAAATCCGGTTGCCCGTCGCGGAGGCTGATTAGCCAAAGCGGCTCGTTCTGCGTGCTTTTCAGATTCGCGCAGTCCATGAGGAACTGACGTGAGCCAACCCACCGCAAGGAAGGATCGCGAAGGTACGGCTCGCGGAGACTGTACTTGACCGACACCAAGGCCGCTTGATCGACCGCCGCCGTCGCTTTGTCGCGGGCCGTCGTGATGCCGTTGGCGTGCGGCGTGAAGGCACCGATGGGCTTGCCGATCCCGTCGCCCACGAAGAACGCCTGCTCTTCCAGGTCCCCGGCCCCGAAGCCGATCTCCATTACCACGAACTGGTCAACATCAACGATGGCCGACATGAGCAAGTCATTCGACACGTCGATCTCGCCCGTCATGTAGTGCGGGGTCATCGTGCGACGGCCGAACTTCAGGTTCGCGTCCTTCGCTGGCGGGGCGATCTCGGCTCCCCAGGCAAAGGACTTGATGCGGCCGTTCCGCTTGTTCCACGTGATCGAAGGCGCGGACGTCGGCGGCAGGACGTTGGCGAGTTTGCGAAACCAGAACGTGTTGTCGATGGTCTTCAAAACCTCGGCCAGCATTTCCGTCGGGGCGAGATAGCCGCCCTTCTCGGCCACGTCCGTTTGAAGGGCGGCCGAGAACTGATTCTGCCCGGTGAAGTCCGCAAGGTAGGCGTTGTAAGCCGCCTTGTATTCGTCGCCGCTTCGGCGGGCCTGCTCGGCGGTTTGCTTCATCCGGCGGCCGCGATAGACGATCCCCTCGCGTTGGCCGAACGGCTGCGACGGCGCGACCTGACGGCCGCGCGGCTCCTTCAAAGAAGCTTCTCCCGCCTCCAAAAGACTCTTGCGGGCAAGGTTCTTTTCGGATTCGGCCTTCAGGCTGGCGGCCTTTTCCTGAAGCTTGAACGCATCGTCCATGTGGGCGTCGAACTGCTTTTTCTCGTCGTCGCTCATCTCGCGGCCTTCGGATTCCGACCGGCCGAAAATGGCCCGGGCCTTCTCGATCTGGCCCTTGCGCTGAATGGCCAGGGCGTTCAATTCGGTCACGCTCATATCAAGCTCCAAGATTGTTTGAACCGCCGGAATGACCGGCATTGATTTCGGATTCAGTCGGTCACTTCGGCAAGCAGCAAACGGGCCTTCGCACTGAGACCGCCCGGCAGAAGGATTGCCCCCGCCGGAGCCGATCCTTCGTAGGCCCCCAACTTCTTCAGCACGGATTCCAGCGTTCCAACCCGGTCGGCCAGCCCGGCTTCGACGGCCCGGTCCGCAGTGATCGCCCGGCCTTCGCCATAGCCCGACCGAACCTTGTTTTCCGTCACGCCTCGGGCCTTGGCGACACCCTTCACGAACAGGTTGTAATAATCATCAACCGTCTGCTGAAGAGCCGCCCGGCCGTCGTCCGTGAGAGGCTGGTCGGGGTTGCCCTCGACCTTGTATTTGCCCGCGTGGATGTAGTTGACGGCCACGCCAGCCGCCGCGTTTTGCTGCGAGTAATCCTCATGCACGGCCAGCACGCCGATTGATCCGGTCAGGCTCGAAGGCGTGGCAACGATCTCATCTGCGTTGGATGCGAGCCAGTAAGCCGCGCTGGCCATCGTCGTGTTGCTGACGGCCACGGTCTTCTTTTGACCCTTCATCGCAAGCAGTTTGCTCGCAGTCTCGGGAACGCCTGCCACCGAGCCGCCCGGCGAATCCACATCCCACACAATCGCCTTGACCGACCCATCGTTGACGAGCTCTTCGTGAGCCATTGCGAATTGCTCAGCCGAGCAACCGCCCGAAAAACTCGTGAAGAAAGATGCCCGTTGCGTAATCGTCCCTTGCATCGGGAGGATTGCGACCTTGCCCACCTGCTGAACGGTCATCCCGCCCGCCGTGCGGAGTTTTGCCCCGACCACGGAAGCCCGGATGATCTCGTTGTTCTCGCGGGCGTCCTCAAAACTGATTTGCTCCTCGGCCGACAAGGCAAGGCCGGCCCGCCGTCGCTCGAATGCGGCGACAATCTGCCGCAACTTGTCGAGCGTGATGGCGTGCGGCTGGCCGTAAAGCGTTTGGGCCAGATTGAGCAAAGCGAAGTCTTTCACGCGATCATCCTCCGGGCGTCTTCGATCAACTGGCGTTTGCCTTCCGACCACTGCAAGGCGAGCCGTTCGGCCGCGAAGGGAAGCTCTTTCGGCGTGACAGAATCGGCCAGATGGTTCAACTCTTCCCGCCGCCCAGCGATCCACTTCGCCGCGAACGAATGGGCCGCCGTGAATTCCAGGCCGGCCGCGTTCACATCACCCATGATGCGAAACTTTCGGGTCGAACCATACCCGGCGTCGATCCATTCCGTGAACGTCTTCGGCTCGGCCGCGTTCGCCGTCAGTTCGCAGATTTCGAGGCTCACGGCCCGGTTGATCGCCACAACCAACGGATCAACTTCCGCTGATTGGTTGCCTTGCTTCGGGAGCGTTGGCGGGGCGGTCGGCTTCGGTGGCGTGTCGCCAGCGGGCATCATGTTCACCGGGACCAAATACTGATCGCCGTTCGGAATCGGCGACTCGTTTTCCTTCCGGCGAATGTCATTCACCGACAGGAAGCCCCATTGCCGGCCCATGCCGTAGGCCGTGTAGCGGGCAATTGTGTCGCCCTTCAGCAAGGCTTCGGTGCAATGCTCGGAGAACATGCCCGGCCGTCCCGCCAAAACCTTCCGATCAAACTCCTGCGTGATCTTCGTGAGCCAGTACAGGAGCGTGTGAGTCACAAAATCGATGCCCTGAGACTCGATGTTGCTGAACGTCGCCCGGCTCAAATCACGAAGCATGTGCGGGGGGACGTTGAACCAACGGGCAATCTCGACAACCTGAAACGCCCGCGTTTCGAGGAACTGAGCATCGTCCGGCGAAATGCTCAGCGGAACATATTTCATCCCGCCGTAGAGAACCATCCGCTTGCCGAAATTCTTGACGCCGCCGTGTTCTTCCTTGGTCGTTTGCTTCGCATTGAACTTCTGCCAGTCCTGCAAGCTGCCGGGGAATTCCAAGATGCCGCCGGGTCGCATGCCATCGGCGAAGAAATTCGACCCGGCCTGCTCGGCCGTCGCCGCCATCCCGAGGGAACGCGCCGCCATCTTGACCGGCGAATAGCCAAGCAAGCCGTCGAAGCCGAGGCCGGGCAGAAAGAAAACATCCTCGGCGGGCATCGGCACGCGTTGCCCGGTCTCATCCAAAGCCTCGAACATCATGACACCGTTCGCATCACGCTTCGGACGGATGCGAGTGGGCGGGATCGGCCAGAGGGCAATCGGGTCGCCGGCGCCGTTTCGCTCGATCTCCGCGTACCCGTTCCCGTTGGTCAAAGCTGATGCGATGATCGTTTCCCAAAACGTGATGGCGCTCATTTCCGAGTTCGGATTCATCGCCAGATTCACGCCGGGGGTTCGCTCGTCCGCGTCTGATTTTGCCCCGCCTTGACCCTTCATGAACACGTGCAGCGGGAGGACGCCGATACTCCCGGAGATCACCCGGACCGCTGCCCACACCGCCGAAAGAGTCAGGGCTGTTTGCTCGGTGACGACAACTTTGCCATCTTGCTGCTGGCCCGCCTGCCCGCCGCCGAAGAAACTCCCGGCGTACTTGTTGGAAAGCACGTGGTAGAGGCGTCCGGCGGCAATCGGAATTGCCATCAACGCCCCGCCGATGTTTCCAAAAAGGCTCATGAATCACCCCAGAGCATTGACGCCAGTTCTTCGTCCATTTCGAGCATCCCGGCCGTCGTCGGGGCTTCATGATTCTTCAGCAAGGCCACGCCCAAACCACTGCACATCGCCGCGAATCCGTCGATCTTTTCGCCGCTTCGCCGCTTGCTCGGCTTCACGTTGCCGGCCGCGTCCGTCTCAATGCAGACATTCCCGGCTTCCCAATCCAAAACCTTGTCGCCTTGATGGGCAAGTTCACCGGATGCGATCTGCCGGGAAAGCTCTTTCGTGGGAGCGTTCATGCTCAGATAGCCTTGCCCCCACGGAATGCACTCGATCCCCTCGTCTTGAAGCTCCTGAATCACCGGCAACGCAAACATCCGGTCGTAGGCAAGCGCCACAATCTGAAACACCAAGGCGTCGGCAATCACCCGCAACTTGATGGCCGCGTAATCAACGCAGTTGCCTTCCGTCAGAATCAGAAGCCCTTCGGCCGCCCATTGGTCATAAGGAACGCGATCCTTTTCGCTCCGCTGCCTGACGACATCCTTCGGCAGAAAATGCCGGACGATGTATCTCCACCTGAGATCAGCGCCCGTTGGCGGGAAAATCAGCCCGAGGGCCGTCAAATCAAGCGTCTGCGAAAGGTCGAGAGCCGCAAAACACTTCCGGCCTCGCAACTCGGCCTCGTCAATAGGGTCTCGGCACTTGGCCCATTGTTCCTCGTCGATCCACCGCTCGGCCGAATCGGTCGGGATGTTGAGCCGAAGCCTCTTGAAGGCATTCACGGCGCCGGGCGTTTGCTTTGCCTGTTCGCACCGTTTCGCGAGCTCCTCAATCCGCACCGTGACGCCAAGGTTTGGATTTGCCTTGATGTAGTTGGCAAGATCCGTCCAGTCGTCTCCCTCGTCCAGCGTGTAAATCAGGGCCAAAAGCTCGTCATCATCAAGCTTCTTCGAGAGCATCATCAGGCATCGCTCTCGCCGCTCCCACCAAATCGAGAACTTGTTATGCCCGGCGGTCGTGATGGAGAGGCCGAGAGGCTGCGATCGCGCTCCGGTTGCCGTCTCCAGCACGTCCCAAAAGTCCCGGCCCTTCCATTGGTGAAGCTCGTCGCGGGAGATCCCCGACGGATTCAGGCCGTCTTGCGTCTTCGCATCAGCCCCGAGAGGAATGGCCTTCGACCCGCTCGCCGCGTGGACAAGGCTTCCCGCATAAACCTTCACCCGGCCGACAAGAATCGGGGATTTCGCCGCCATCTTCGCCGCGGCGTCAAAGGCAATTTCAGCCTGCTCTTTTTTCGTCGCCGCGAAGTAGACTTCGCCGCCCTGCTCGCCATCAACAACAAGCAGATAAAGCGAATTTCCCGCCGCAACCTCCGTCTTGCCATTCTTCCGGGCTACTTCCAAATGGACCTCACGGAACCGCCGCAGGCCGTCTTCCCTTTTCCACCCGTAAGCGCAGCCGAGGACGAACTTTTGCCACGGCTCAAGCTTGAACGGCTTGCCTGCCCACTTCCCCTTGGCCAGCCTGAGCAAGGCGAAGAACCGAAAGACTGCCGTCGCCGCACGTTCATCGAACCACAGCCCGCGTTCATGGGCGTTTTCGAGGTCGTCAAGGTGCCTTTGGCATGCCAGTTTGACCCATTTCCCCGCGACAATCTTGCCCTCAACAACGTCCCTCGCATATTGGGTCGTCGGATGGCTCGGATCGTAGTCGGGCTTATTCATTCAGGAGCTTCAACAGGTCGTCTTCTTCGGATTGATCAACCGACGCCTCAAGCCGCATCCGCATCCGGGCGACTGGCGTCAGGCCGTATTGCATCGCGAGAACCATCCATCGCCGTGTTGCGTCCGAGAGCATCAAGGCCGCCGGATGCCGTTGAACCTTCTCGCCGAGAACTTCGCCCTTCGCGTTTTGGATCGGCTGACGAAGCATCCAGCCGTCTTTGCCGAGGATCGCCCGTGCCTCTTGGATCTCGCCCCACGCCCGGCACATCTCCGACAGCCCCGCCCGGTCCACTTTGGCCAGCAATCCGGCCTCTTCCAACTCGGGAATCAGCCGGTTCCACTCGGCGACGGCCTCCCCGGTCAGGTCTTTCGGGGGCTTCGGCTTGCCGAGCGTCAGGGCTCCGCGTCGTGGTTGGGAGCGTTTGCCGGGGTTTCCGGCGGCTTCGTTGGCCTCTCGGCTCAGTGGGATCGGGCCTCGCATTGCTTCCTGTCACCGTGACCGGCCTCGTAGTCGGCAAGTTGTGCGTCGGTGAAACCCCGATGCGGAAACCATTGCTTGCCGTTGCTGTCAAGCCCGTTGGCCCAGAGAATCACTGCTTGGCTGTGGCTCCCTCTGACCACTCCCGACGCTTTCGGAATGTCGGTCTGCTCAACGGCCAGCGGCCAAAGCTCGCCGATTCTCGCCAACGCGACAACGGCCCGCTTTTTCTTGGCGCCACCGAATCCGAACATGATCGCCCCTCACTCGGCTACCCACCCCCGGAACACATGTCGGCCGCCGTCGCGTTCGTATCGCGTCATGCCGGGCCGGGGGAACAATTTTGGCTTCGCCCCGCCTTGACCCGGGGGCATTCGAGGCGTGTAAACCATGTCCGGGATGCGATGGCCATCAGTCCAGACCGAGCCACCATCGAACGGACCGCCCACGAATACGGTCGCCGTGGGGTCAAAATCGCTCGCCGGAGCCATCGGAGCCCCCTCCAAGTCGCTCGAAAACCTGCGTGACTTTTTGAAATGCGTAACCGTCGGTACTGAGGCCATAGCCCCAGAGATTCGACCCCCTATCCCACTGTGGCCCCTCAGAAGCCGCCAGCAAGGGTCAGAAGCCACGCAAAGACAACAGCAAGAGAGATGCAAAAGCCGATCTTGGCGGCCTTCTCAGGGTCAATCATCGCTTTGCCTTCTTTGCCTCATTGAGGCGGTCTCTGGCCCTGATCCTCTCATTGATCACTTTGGCCCTGATCTTTGCCTCGGCCTTGGTGTCGGGCATTCGCTCAATGGGCCAAGACGGGTCGCAAGGGTAGTCAGCCCAGAAGGCGAAGTTCATGCCCTCAAGGCTCGGATGGGGCGCGTCGTGGTGCATGTCCAATCACGCTTCAAACCGTATGGCTCGCCCCGCACCGCCCAGCCTCACATTGGCCCGGACAGCAATGAGCAGCCGGTCAAGTGCCTCGGTCGGCGTAGTCCCAATCCTCACAAAGACACCAACGCTCGGTACGTCTACGCTGGCCTGCAAGCCGTCAAGCCTGACCTCTTGGACTGGTCGGCCCGTCGTGGTTGCAATAGCCGCCCGCAGTTGCTCAGGGTTCATGGGTCAGTCCGAACTTGCAAAGATGACGACAAACAGGATCAGCCAAAGCTACCAATATTCGAGCATGGCTCAATTCATCCGAGTTGTGACGGCCAGCTTCCGACTGTTGTTGTTGATGGCATCGGTCAGCCTGAGCAACGCTTCACGCATCTTTCGATCCTCCTTGCGACTCCCGGCAAGGCCGAACACAATTGAGCAAACGGCCCCGCCGCAGCATCCCATGACGAACGCAAACCATTGATCGGCGGTCATGCCTTGCCCCTTCGCTTCCTCAGATCCTCGGCCGTCTTCTCGCCGTGACACTTCCGGCACAACGGCTGAAGGTTCTCCCGACTCAGCCGTTCGCCGCCGTCTTCAATGGGCTGGATGTGGTCAACCAGATCGGCCGCAACGTGACGGCCCCGGTTCATGCACATCCGGCAAAGCGGCTCGTCATCAATCACCGCCGCCCGCAGCTTTTCCCAATCCCGGTCATAGCCTCGCTTCTGGCGAGTCGGTCGGTTGTCCGGCCGGTGAAGCCGCGATCTGGGAAGAGGCTTCGGAGCGTATGGCATCACTGTTACCTCATCCCGGCGAGCCGTGGCCTCAGGCTCGCCGGGTCGCTTTGACCGGCTTGCCCGAAAGGATGCGCTTGAGCAAGCCTTTGCCGAGGTTAAGCCGTTCGTTTAATTCACGCATTGGAATCCCAAGCCTTTTGCACGCATCGGGCTTTGAGACCTCTTCGAGCATCACCAGCCGAATCACCCGGCGAAGATCCTTGGGTAGCTGCCTCACCGCTGTCCGAACCCGGTCGATTACGGCATCCCTCGAATCGGGAACGGTCCGTGAATCAGGCCGCGAGTTCAGTTGTCGGGGCAAGGGAGCCAGCCGCTTCGTCTTCCGCTCGGTGTCACGAATGTGGTTGTGAGCCACATTCAAGGCAACCGAAAAGGCAAACGTGAACGCTGTCCCCTTGTCTTCCGAATAACGCGGAGCCGCGAGCATCACCCTGATTCGGCAGTGTTGGGCCACGTCATGGGGATCAATTCCGCAGGGAATCGAAACCTTGGCGAGAGCCGCTTTCACCGGATCGGGGTGACCATTCAGACCTAGCAGGCGTTCGACGATTTCATTGCTCGTCATGGCTAAATGTTCTCCGTCGCTTGGCTTGGATTCGGGCGGGTAATATTTGGGGTTCGGCCCATGCGAAAGCATGACCGACGCATGAAGTGCAAACGAAAAAACCCGGCAAAAATGCCGGGTCGTGTGGGGACGCAATAACGGATCAACGATTAAGCATTTGAGACTGTCAGAGGGGGCAACCCGGCGAGATGACGGCCGTAAGCAACAAGTGCGTCGGAAATATCGGCCTCCAGCTCATGACGCTTAAAATTGGCAATGCCCCCGTTGACGAACTCGCACGACTTCGAGAGTAGAACCCACACATCAGAGGGGAGCGAGTGGGACGGATGGCTGATTCTGGCATCTGCTGAATTTTGATCGATAACCCCCACGATGGGATAGGGGCCATTCGAATACTCCAAAGGCCGAAAATCCGTCAGGCGAACCCAGAGAATCGGATGCTCCGAAAACCAAATTTTGGCGTGATGAAAAAACGCTTTCGCCGTGGTCGTCAATCCTTCGACAAATCCCCGATTCTCCCGAAGCTCCACATTGTGCTTTTCGACCATCGGAGAGCCAAAAAGATCATGATCCAGCCTGATCGGCAAAATCATGTGCAACGTGCTGCCGCTCACGAATCCCGAGATCTGGCTCCTGATATTTTCAGCCCTTGCGTCATCCCCAGACTCTTGAATCTTGTCCGCAAGAACCAGCCTCGGCGCCGTGTCATGCGGCGACGTTAGGACCGTTTCAAGCATGGCACGGTATTCGGGATCACTACGGTAGTTCACTTGTCGCCTTTCGCAAATTCCCCGCCGGAACAATCACTTTATGGCCGTCCACGCTGATAAGGTGATTTCTCGGCCTGCTATTTCCCGGAACCAAAACAACCGCAAGCCGTCCGTGTAGCGGCATGCGGTTTCGAGACTTCGGCCCATACCAGACTTGGACGGTTTGGCCGGGCTTCGGGCTGGAGATCATCATTCTCCCTCAGCATTCAATGGGGCATCCGATCCTTCTTGATGTCGCGTTGAACTTGTCGCGAACGGCTTGCTCCAAGCTGATTCCTTGCGACTGTGCAAGCAGGTCAAGATAAATGAACACGTCCGCAAGCTCATCCTTCAAGTTGGCGCGCAATTCTTCTTCGGGCTGCGTGTTGCCCGGAATTCCATCCCGAACTCTGTTCAGTTTCTTGGCGATGTTGGCCGCTTCGCCAAGTTCGCCAGTCGTGGCCGTGATCCAGTCCGAAAGCGACCATGAATTCAGCGGATGCGAGAAGCCAGACGCATCCTCGCATCGCATCCGGTTGGTGATCGAAAATCCTTCAAAAGTCATCATGATTTCGCCCTCATCGTCAACGCCCGGTAAATTAGCCACTTGATCCGTTCGCTTTGAGCATCCTTCGGCACACACCGAAGTACGCACCATCCACGCAAGGCCGCCTCATTGTATTTCAGCATGTCGGCCACAAACCCCGATCCGTTGGTGTGACGACCGCCGATGAACGCGCCGCCCTCAATTTCGAGGGCAACCATCTTTTCCGGCCAAGCCATGTCAAACGCCCATTCCCGAACGCCCTTGGTGAAGTTGTGCTCGGGCTCCGGGAGCGGAAGGCCCAACTCCCGGCAATGAAGCTTGACATGCTCAAGGGGCGTCAGTTTTAGCATTGCTATTCTTCGCTCGCTTTCTCTCCAAAATGGGTGACAGGCTCAATGCCAATTCAAGCAATGCCCCTTGAAGCTTCTTGATTTCGGCCCGAGTATATTCGCCTGACTCGTAAATCTCGGAAGACGTAGCGGCATCCCAAAGCATCGTCCGTGCCGATTGGCAGACAATCTCTCGCTTGCTGCTTGGTCATGACTGCCCCTTCAGCCCTTTCGCTTCGAGGAACGACCTGATGAAGACCGCAGCGAGAGGCGGCACGATTGCATTGCCGTAGCCCCGCAAGAGTCCCACACGGCCGGAAACCCCATGAGCCAGCGGGAAAGAGCCGGATTCAACACGCCGCGTTTTTCCGTCTCGACAGGAGATGAGGTCGAAGGCATCCCAGAAGCCGCCGCCGTATCTTCCAACCGACAATTCCCCGGATCGTTCGCTCTCTCGGCATTCCCATGCCCGCCGTTGGTCCCGACTCTCGGAGTGGGCCATCCCGATAGATGGCATTGTTCGTGCAAGTTCACCGGCTCCCCGCCTGTCATCACTTTTCGCGTCGTCTGGCCCGAGGCGAGCAAATCCAGCCGCTTCGGGGACGGTATCATCCCGTTCATGCAGGTTGGCGTTGCCCACCCCGCTAGCTGAGCCTGGCGCGGAAGCTGGTCCAACCTCGTCCGCGTCGAACCGTCCGGGTTGATGCCTGTCGTGGCCATCCCCGGTGAGTCCTTCCAGTCTCGACTGGAAGGACTCACCCATCCCGCTAATTGGGCCGCATCCTGCAAATTCAATTGCTTCTTTGCGCCGCTCGGCCGAGTCTTCGCCAACGGATCGGCCGATGTCCCGTGGTGATTGTGATCCGGCGTCGGCCACTCGGCAGGCAACCCAATAGAGCCTTTGCCGGATGTGCGGCGAGCCGACGCCCGCAGCGCACAAATCGGAACCCCCAAATTCATATCCCAATGTTTCCAAGTCAGATCGTACTCCGGCGAGCCACATCCTTCCAAGTTTGCTCGCAACCTGCTCTCCAAACACGATTGGAGGGAGGCATTCGGCAATGAGACGTCGGAACTCTGGCCAGACGTGGCGCTCGTCCGCTTCGCCCTTTTGCTTCCCGGCCGCACTGAATGGCTGACAGGGGCAACTTCCGGTCCACACGGGAAGAGACTCGGGCCAGCCGGCGAGTCGCAAAGCAAGGGGCCAGCCGGCGAGTCCCGCGAAGAAATGGCACTGCCGATAGCCAGCAAGGTCGCATCCCTTGACTTCCCTGATGTCTCGCTCATCGACTTCCCCCTTCGGCAAGTGGCCGCCCTTGATTAGCTCTCTCATCCATTCCGCTGCGCCGGCGTCGAACTCGTTCAGGTAATGGCCGCGTTTAGTGGCGGTCATTCAGTGCCGCCTTTCTTCGCATACCTTTCCTGAAGAATCCGGCCAATATCGGCGAGAACATCGTTCGCTTTTTGCTGATCGCAAAACATGAACGAGCCAAAGCGGCCGCCTTCCTTCTCCTCAAGAACGAGTTTGGCCCCTTCAGCTTCGAGCCGCTTGATAATCGCCTGAAGCCCGGCTTCGTCAGTTTTCAAAAGCCTTGCCGCCGACGTCGGATGCCCGATCAAATCGACGGCAACTATGGTCCGCATCTTTCGCGGATCGCGGGCGATGTTCATTTCGCACCCGCTTTCTTTGTGTTCCTTTCAGCAAAGAATTGCATAGCCGCCTCACTGATTTCGTCGGCCGCCTTCTCCCCAATGCCCTTGATGTCGGTCAGAAGATGGACGTATCCCGACTGCGTCTTCTCTTGGTAAGCCGTCAGCTCGCCCAACGTCGTGATGGGCGAAATCGGCCCCCGATCCTTGTGGATCGGACTTTCGAGCTTCTTCAGCAATCCCGGCTTGAGGCTCAGCGACGAGAGCGGCACCTTTTTCCAAGTCTCGTCTTCCGGCTCTTTTGGCATCAAGCCATGCTCATCGCTTGATGTTTTGGGCGTGGTGGCAGGCTTCCACTCGCTCGGGGGCAAGTCCGTGTCGGGCGAATCCGTCAGCCCCTCGGACGCGTGCGGATCGGCGGGCTTGGCGTGAAAAAGCTCGCCCTGCTGAGGCTTGCCGAAGTTCTCGCGGCGCCACCGAATCAACTGTCGAAGCTCCCTTTCCTTGTCTTCAAGGTTTTCTTTGGCCTTCTTTGCGGCGTCCTTTGCCTCCTCATATTCCGACTCGGCCTCCGAGACGACCTCTTCCATGTCGCTGACAACGCGGGCCGTCTCAACATGCCAGTGATCAATGATGCTGTGCTCTCGCCAATTCATAGATGGAATCTCGGGCGTGCCGATCTTCGTTTCGCCCGTGTCGAGGTTGATCGTTCCCGTCGCCACCAGATCGCCCGATTTGTCGAAGGCTTGCACGTCGGCAACCGGGTCAAGCGTTCCCGCCTCCCGTGCCGCCTGGACAATCTCCGGGAAGTCGGCGGGCGTCACTACGCCGGTTGCCGCATTGACCGTGATTTCGATTGTCGCCTCCATTTCGGTCATCGCCTCACCCACAGACTTGGTTGCGGTCGCACCCGGCGGCATCACACCAGAACCGCCGCATAAAGCGCAATCCCCGCCCTTGCCATTGCAGACCGCACAATCTAACAACGGATGCCCGGTCTCCAAAACAGCCCCTTCCACGCTCGTCGCTCCCGCAATGGGTTCTGGTTCGGTTTGCGTCAGGATCGCGCCTCCTTGGGCCAATTCCGGCGATTCATTGGTCGGTTGCGTCGTCTTATCTTTCTTGCTTCGCCTGCTCATATCGGATTGCCCTTGTTTTTGGGTCGTTAAATTCGGATCAATCAATACTGATTCGTTCGCCTATCGCGTTCGCCGCCGGGATTCGCCCGGCATCTCGACGATCACGCCGCACGTCAGTCGGTCCGAAACGCGATCACTCGCCGAATTCGCGTCTACGACGCGAGACAATTCCGGCAAGCCGTTGCCATCGGACCACGGCGAAAGGTTCGCCGTCGCAATCAGGGGGCGCCTTCCTCGTGAGTCGAGGATGCCCTTTAGTTCGGCCTCATGATCTTCGCCAAAAGACCGGCCCGTTTTCGACACTTCGCAAATGTCGTCGATCACGATCAGCGGAAGCGTCTGAAGACGTTTCGACACGCTCGCCCGTGTCACCGAAGCCGTGTCAGACGAAAATCGCCATTCGACCCGCCCCGAGTCGATTCGCTTGAGGATTCGCGGAAGCCTCGCGTAATCCACGAATCCGAGCATCAGAGCCGCAACGTCCGGATCGTTAAACGCCTCGGATTCCCGACGAATGTGGGCGTTTGCAAGATCCAGCATCACAAGCCCGACGGTAGTTTTCCCCGTCCCGGTGGCCTGAGACCAAAGGTAAAACGGCCAAGGCTGAACGCCTGTCGTCAAATTTTTCAACGCCTGGCGAACCACGTGCGGCCAGCGATCCGGTGAAACTCGCTCAACGTTCGCCATCACCTTGGGCGTCGGGGATTTGGCCATCGCCAAACAATGAAGCCCCGCTTTCAGATCCGGGTAAATCTTCCCGCTCGGCAGGTCGCCGGTACTTTCCGGCGGGGATTGCTTTTGCGAGTTGCTCAGGTCCGAACGTTGGGCTTCCGCGTGAGCCAGCAGCCGATCCATGAGAACCTGAAGCTTGTCTTGGGAAGATTCCGGCCCATCCGCTGGCAATGGATTTCGAGATTGCATCGACCGAGGCCTCTTCGCTGAATTTCGCAAGTTCCGTGAGTTGCTTCCGTGCGGACGTTGGCGTGATGGGCTTTCTTGCCTCGCGCCGATAATCGACCCATTCGGACCAAGCCAGTTTGAACCGCTCCGACGGGAAGGGGAGCTGCTCGGCTTTCGGGTCATATGGCTCCTTTCGTTTCGGCGATGGCGGCAATTCGGCGGGCCTTGGTTCCGGCTCATAAATCGTCACCGTCATTGCTGGAATGGAACAAGCGGCCTCGCCCGCTCCTTTTTTCTCTTCTTCAGGCAAAGGATCAGATAAAGGCAAGGAAGAAGGTTCGGCACTCTCCTCTCGCTTTCCTCCGCACTTTCCTCTCGCTTTCCTCTCGCTTTCCTCCGCACTTTCCCCCTTGATTTCGCGTAGGAAAGCTCGGTCAATAACATTCTCATATTCGGTCGGATTCTCGTCCGATGGACAATCATCCATGTCATTGAACTCGGCCGGAATAGTGACCCAATAGACTCCCGCCACTCCTCGTTTGCCCGGTTGATACTGAAGCCAACCTGCATTAACAGCCTTGGCCCTTATGCGAGCCAAGGCATCGACGTTGACCCCAATAAGTGGCATCAATTGCTCGTTGAAGAACGTCACGGGAGATCGATAGCTTTTTGCATCTTCTGTTGAGGCAACAACCGACAAAAGCCAGCAACCTTCGGGGCCTATCTGGTTGGCCAAGCAAACCTTGGCCATCAGTCTGTTGAACTTCATGGCGAAGAAAGGCCGACGTTTCGGGTATTTACTTGATTCGGCAACCATCACGAATCGGCCTTGTTGTCAGTTGATGCCCTTGGGACGCTTCCTTGCGGCGATTGAAATCCTTTGGCAGGCCAGTCATTGGCCGTCGCCCTCTTGCGTCTTCGCCTCGGCCTTCACCTGAGGGCAACCGTCCTCATACCACTTGTCCACAATGGCCCTCTTGAAGCGAATCGCTCCACGGGCGCGGACTCGGATCATTCCCGGAATCAAACCGGCGTTGGCCTGACTGCGAATCTGGATCTCGCTCAGGTCAAGAAGCCTGGCGATGTCCGGGATTCGATAGAGCGTTTTTTGCTCTTTGGCCGTCTCTGTGCTTTCCATGTGAACTCCGATATTGGGGCAAACGCACACCGACCTTCGCATGCGTCCCGTGTGAGAAATCTGACAAGAATTATGGAAAAATATCTTCAACCACTCCCCGGCCATACGGAACAACAGAACCATCAAGCTTCCGACAAGTCCGCAAAATACCCGTGTTTGCCCACAAATGCGGGCAAAGCGAGACGTTTGAGGCATATCGGGAGAAACGAGACGTTTGGGGTTAAACGAGACGTTCGGGAGACTCGGGACGTTCGGGTTTCACGCGGGCAACGGCCCGTACTTCACAAGGGTCTGAACGTACACAATGGGCGCCGTGCATTCCGGCTGGTTCGTGCAGGGCAATGCCGGCCCGAGCGGTTGCCATCCTTCGGCCAAATTCTCGTTCACTTTTGCGGCCAGCTTTCCGGGCTCGCATTCTTCGACGACGCGGTAGTTGGTGATTGCTCGCTCCATGTTTACGCCCTCTCAGAAGCGGCGGCTTCTTCGGCTGCCTTGCGGAAATCCCTGATTGCATTCAGGAGCCATTTGGCTCTTGACGAGAGATTGGCGGCCGCTTTCCGTCCTGCGATCACGTTGAATTTCGCTCCCGGCCTTGTGGCTTCAACGACCTCGTGCGCCTGTCTTTCGGCCCCGGCCAGCAAACTGATATCTTCCAAGCTCATACGCATCTTCACGCCCTCCCGATCAGGTTCAAATCCTCGGCCGTCCGTCGTGCCACCGCCGACAGTTCGGCGAGCATGGCCAGCACATCCGTTACGTTCATGTCGTCGCGGGGCATGTCAGCCTCGGACTTCAGCCACTCCATCAACACGGCCATTTGTTCGACGCCGTCAGCCAGTGTGCCGACGGGTTTTGCCGCTCTTGCCTGCACAATCACGTTGCCCGACGTCGCGGGGTAGCCTCGGGCCAGTGCGTGATACTGGCCGCTCAGCAGCTCGAAAGGGGCGGGGTTGGCGAATCGTTGCCGCATGTCATGCCCCCTTCGCAATTGGAAATTCGCGGACCTTTAAGTCTTCCGGCCATTCGGTGATGTCGCCGCCCTTTTTGTCTTTCAGGCCGAGAACGGTGTAGTTGCCGAACCCATCCCCGGAGAATTGAACCGGCGAATCCGGCCCGGTGTGTCCCGGCCATTGTTCGTTGGTCAACAACCGGGTGGAGGCGTTCTCGCCGAGTTGTTTCACGAAAGGCGCCACACTGGCGATCTTGCATTGACGGACGATGTCGCTGGCCCATCCGATTTGAAACTGTCGGGCATCGGCTCCCGACTCGCCACCGACAATGACCCAATCAATGCCATTGCCTTCTTGTCGAGGGAATATCTGTCTGGCAGGTAGTCCGCGACCATTGAAGGCATGGCTGCCCGACCATTGATCTTGCTTTCCGCAGTCCGGGCAAACCTTCAGCCACTGGCCGGAGAAGTAGCCACGGCATCCGCTACACTGCCATTTGATGAGCAGCCATCTCGACAGATCAACTGGCCCAAGAAGCGGCTCGCAGGACAGGAACCGGACAGCCGCCGGAATCTTGAGCAAGTGCGGAATGCGTTCGTCGGCCGCCTTCTGGTTCTCGACCGATGTGCCGATCCACACATTGGACGGAACATCAATTCCCGCAGCCCAATTCGCCGCCCAAATAAGAGTCTCATCGTGGTTTGCATCGAACACCGTGCGGATGCAGGACATCGCCAAGCCGAAATTCTCCGGTCGTTTTGTGAGGAGCAACCAATCAAGATGAGGCGTTCGACGGATCAAATCAAGCAAACGAAACCGGGCATGAGCCATCGTCACGATATCCCGGCCGATCTTCAGTTCAGAGGGGACAAAAGCGTCTCCCCGCTTCGCAAGATATCTCTCTTTGGAATCCTTCATCGGACCGTTCCAACTCTCAAACACGTCGCCCAACGACGCACAAAATACGCGGGGTCGCTCTGCCACTTCTTCGACAAAACCAGCGTCCCCGCAGAAACGATGATTGTGATCGCTGGCGTCAATCAATGCCTGTTGTGCCTGGCGATTCCACTTCAACGGCTCGACCCACTTGGCCTCGCTGGCCACAACCCGCGTGCCGTTCGGTCCCCATTGGCCCAAGACTTTCGGGTTGATGCCGCTCATCGACTCGGCGTAACAGTTGGCACAACCGGCCGACACTTTTGTGCAACCTCGCCACGGATTGAACGTGTGGTCCGTCCATTGGATCTTTGAGTTTTCCATTACTTCGCAGACTCCTTAATCGGGATGCTCAGGGCCTTCATCAGCCGCCGAAGTTCGCCCCGCGTGCGATTGATCGGGTCTCCGTCCTTTGCCTCTTCCGGTCGTGCGAAGAAGCGTTGCAGGGCCGCTTCGATGTCAACAGATTCGCCGCCTTCCGAGACGAGTCCGACGGCTTGAAGCCATTCGGATGTCGCGGGCTCGTCATCGTCGGCGGGATGATCGGCAAGCCATGCCAGGGCAAGCAATCGCAGATCGATGCCGGGCATGAGCGATCTGTCATTGATGCCTTGAATGCCGCTGTAGTCGCCGGTTCGGACCCGATGGGCGGCTGCCTTAATCATTTCGACGCTGCTCATGGTCATCCTTTCAGGGCGTTCGTGTTTGGTTGGGCAAGGTCGCCGAACAAGTGGCCGGGTTCGGGTTCGCCTGCCTTCTGGGTCTCGACTTCAGGGGGGCAATTGCTGCAATCACCCTTCAGGTTCCAGCCACATTTGCATTTGGCATCGGTGGGAAGACTGGCCAAATAACGCATATGGTCGCGTTGATCTGAGTTGAACATTACTTCACGCTCTCCATCGGGTTTCCGCAGTAAACTTCAGCATGGATGGGCTCAGGCTCAACCGCATCCGAAGCCTTGGCCGTGAGGACGACAACGCCGATCTGCCGGGCGATGGCGTCCACCGACTTGCGAGCAATCCCGTCCAAGCCCTCCCAATACTCTTGGGGCAACACAAGCAGCCCGCCCGTCCCGACTCTGGCAAGCCCGAGCATCATGGCGATGCGTGTGCGTTCGCCGTGGGAAAGGTCGGCAAAATACACCTGGCCCCGCTCTGTCTTGGTCGTCAATCGGCCGTCAATGATTTTCAGCCCGTCCGCGTGGATGGCGTTCGTAACGATGTCCTCGACCATGGCAGCCGCCGCCCGGTATTCGGCCGCAACGCTGGCCTGATAGCCAAACCTCAACTTCGCGTTATCGGCTTTGGCGAGACATTGCAATGAACGGCGAATGGCGGTCGCTCGCTCGACGCCGAGGCGAGCGTCAGCCACGGCGTTTGCAGCGTCGTTGACCTCGGCCGCTGTCGGAGGCTCCTCGAAGCTGGAAGCGATGAAATCCTCTAATGTCTTCCGCGTGGCATCAATACTGACGGCCGAAGCAAGCTCGGCACGTTTCGCGTGGAGCGCCGAGCGTGTGAAGCGTTCTTCTTCGCAAGATTCCTTTATCCTCTTTTGAAGCTCGTCCAGTTTGGCGTTCAAATCTTCCGTGACGGCCTTCCGAGTGTTCAATTGCTCTTGTGCAAAATTAACCTCGCCTTCGAGTTTCAAAACAGAGGACTCGGGAAGCTCGGCCAATCCTTTTCTTGCATGATCGAGTTTCGCCGCCTCGCGTTCGCAGGATGCAATCTTGGCATGAATAGCGTCTTCGTGCCGGATGGCATTGGAGACGGATTCATGAAGCGATTCCATGGATGGGATTTCGGTGATATCGGCGGGGACTTCGCCAGCCTGGCTTCGGTAAGTTTCCTCCTCCGTTTTGTGTTTCTTGGCGCTTTCCTCAAACTCACGGGCCTTGTTCTCGGCACGGCGTTTTACTTGTGCCGCCATCTCGATGAGATCCCAACTCGACGATCCACCTTCGGGAAACATCGTCTCGAATTGGTGAGAGTCGAGCGGGGCGTCATCGCCGACGTGAAGCACGTCGAACAGCTTCAGGTCCGCTTTCACTCCCGCGAGATTCGCAAGGCTCTTGATGCGTGCCCGGTCGGCGGCTTCCGGCGAGCTGATGCCCGGATCGATGAACCCGGCCAAGTCGATGCTGTGTTCCACCTTGACCGCTTCAAGCTCGCCCGTCCGCGTGTTGCGAGAACGGGCGAAGTTGATCCGCACTCCCAACCCTTCCGCATGCCCTTTCAACGATCCGTCTTTGAGCGTCACACCGGGAGCGTTGCCACCGTTAAGGATCGACTCAGCCGTTTTGATGGCGGTCGATTTCCCGCATCCGTTGTTGCCCCGGAGAACCACTACGCCCGCCGAGGGAATGGGGATGTTCAGATGCTCAATCGGACCGGCGTTCACGATGGTGATTGCCTTCACCTGTTGTGCGGCCTCCTCGATTGCGGGAGGCGTTTTCTTCATTGTTCTGGCCATTATGATTTGGTCCCTTCGTCGTCAGTTTTGGGTGTCAGTTCCGCTTTCCGCTTGTCCTTTGCGACCGTGATTGCCGCCCGTGATTCGTCGTCCGCGAACGCTTTGCCGGCCTTGGTTACCACTGCTTTCAGTGCGTCCAAGGTTGCCGCCTTTTCGATCTCGGCAATCGTTTCCGCGAGCGTTGGCCCCATCACAAGAGGCTGAACGGTGAAGGGCTTTTTGACTCCCTTTGTCACCGTGAGAAGAATCGTCTCCGCCCTCTCGATATGGCTCATGTGGGAGATGCGAATCCCCCCTACTTCTTGAGTTCCAAATCTCACGGTCGGATCGCAATAGAGCGTCATGGATCGCCCGGCATATTTGTTGCCGTCCGCTCCCCATAGCTCGACCAGCACGCGGCACATGGATTTGCAAGGCTTGAACGGCCGTCCGTTGTCGTCCTCGTAATGCAGCGTGACGGGCTGCTCGCCTTGCTTCACGATGACCTTTGTCACCGTGATCGTTTTTGTTCGGCCGCCCGCGAGCGAGTCGGCGTTTAGCTGGTCACTTTTCGGCACTATTGCTTTGAGCATGTCGCTCATACGAAAATCTCCGTTGCCCGGCGTTCGGTCGGAATCAGCACCGTTTGCTGGTCCTCTTTCCACCCTTGGTATTTGTCCATGAGCATCCCGAGTTGCACATGAAAGGCCTTCGCCGCCGTGATGATGGCCCGCTGCATTTCTTCCTTTGCCGGCACGCGAATAACGATCATGTAAGTGCCGCCGCAAAAGCTAATGAAGTCGCACCATTTCCGGCGCGTGACGAGCAAGCCCGTCTGAATCTGAATCATGTACTCCTCGGGAACGATCCCGGAGAGCGTCGTTTCAAGCTGGTACTTTTGCTTGCGGCTCTTAACCTCGATCGCGCCGTCTTTGCCGACAAGCCCGTCAGGAGAGTAGCCGAGTGTGAAACCAAATTCGTCGTTCGTGACGAACCCCACTTCCTCGACAGGCTCATAGTGTTCCGAGTATGCCTGTCGTGCGTAAAACTCGTCATCCTTGCCGCGTTGCATATCGTCGTTGACGAAGGCTTGCTCAACGAATTTGTTGATCCGTTGCGCCGCCAGTTCGTGCATGTGCGAACGTGATTTCTCGTTGTTCGCATACTTCAGCGTGGATGGCGTGATGATGTTTTTCATCTCGCTCGCCGTCAGCAGGCCGCAACGGATCGCGTGCCATTCGGGCGAACCCTGTGTTAGGTCTCGGTGGTAACGAATCATCACGCACCCGCCTTTCTCTTCTGCAAATGCTCCACGATCTCCACGTTCGCGAAGCCGATCAGCACTTGCTCAGTCGCCGCGTTGCGAAGCTCCAACAGGTAATTCACCTGATAGAGCATGTTCGTCCGGGCAAGAACGGCGTTCACCTGATACGCCCCTTCGACCTTGCCCGAGCGGTATTTCACATAGTCGCCGGGAGCGAAGTCGCATCCCGGATCGGAGATCGCATCAGCGTTTGCCGATGCGATCAAAGCTCCTGCCGTCACCATCAAATCCCCCTGATAAAAACCACGATTCCATACACGCCGAACGCTCCCACGAACGCCCCGGCCACCGTCAGAAACGCCCCCGAAAAGCACACGAACAAAGCCCGGCTGAAACGTTCTTGCGTTTCCATTTGGGAGCCTCAGAAGGGGATGTAATTGGTGTCAAGACAGTGGCCGCCAATGCTGATGTGGCGAGCGGAGGTCCATCGTGTTTCGCCCGCGTGAGCCTGCCCTTCGTCAATCTGGATGTGAACCGTGTCGCCTTCGTCCGGGCCGGTCGGGGATGACACGACGCCGCTCCCATAATTTCGGCACCGCACGGGGAGCCCCACTGGCAGGGCCGCATTGATGAGATCGGGAAGCGTCCGCTCAAGCTTTTCATGAGCCGTCACGGCCGCTTCAAGTTCTTCCAATGGTGTCAACGCAACGGCCATCGGAAGCTCTTCCTTCGGAATCACGACCGTCGCTTCGGCGTTGTCCTCGGGAATCGTCTTGATGCCGCCAAAGTCGTCGTCTTCCTCGGTCGGTTCGGGATGCTCGGGCGGGTAAATCGTGAGCATGATCGAGTCACAGATGATCCGCTCCGTCGTCGAGCCATTCATGCTGTCATGTCGCACCTGCGAGATTTCAACCGCCTCCGAATATCCCTTGTCTTCGAGCCGGATAAGCACAGCCGTGATGACGTAAGGGTCATTCGGATTGCCGTGCTTCAACGTCGCCTTGCACCCGAGTTTTTCGCGTGCCTCGCGAATGGTTGCATCGACCATGAGCGATTCGATGCTGTCAAAATCATTAACCTCAAGAACGTTGCATGCCGCCATCTTTTGCCCTTCGATAAGCGTGCAAAACCCACGGCCACGTCAAGCAAACGTGGAACCCAATGTGAATTGCGTGATGATTGTTCCCGGATTACGCCGGGCCGTTTGCCAGTCTGTCAGCCTGTTCGATCCCGCGTTCGGTCACCCAATACCGAACGCCCGTCACTGTCCTGATTCGCTCAAGCAGCCCGTCCGATTCGAGCCGGGCCACCGCTTCGACCTCGATTGTCCGCAGTTGCAAATCGGCCGGCGTGAAGCCTTCATCCCTGAACCGCATCGCCAGCCTCAGCACCTTTCGGGAAGTCGCCGCCAGCCGCGGATAAGCCGCCCGCTTGGTGGTGTTGATCTCGCCTTCCGTGTGGGTCGACACTTCCCCGGCGTGGTTGGCGCGATGGCTCATCTAGCCCCTCACAAACAGCAGAAGCGAAACCGCCGTGAGCAAGGCGCTCACAATGGGAGTCGCAAATTCCAGCCACCACGGCCGCCGTTCAAGCCGGTCGATCTTGGCTTGGATCGGGCACTTGTCAACGCGGGTGACGATGTCCGTTCTCACGCCGCTTCCTCCTTCTTGCCCGGCAAATTAACGCCCAACTCACGCAGTTGGGCCACCGCCTCACGCAACCGCTTCTTTCGCTCCCGGACTTTTGGCACGGGGGCATCACTTGCACGTCCCGGATTTTGGGCCGCCACGAACTCTGACAGGTCGGCCTCCGTGATGTGATGACGGCCCCCGATCTTCAGGGATCGCAGCTTGACGCGGCGACTCCCGACCAGCACGCCACTGTTCAGCCAGCGGTTGACGGCCTTCAGCGACACATTGCCGCATCTGGTCGCCACGTCTTGCGGGCTAAGCGAGCCAATCACCACTCGTTGTTCGTCCACCGTTGCACTGCTCATCAAAATCTCTCCTTCCTGTGCGAGACGTTCGCGGCATCCCGAGACAGTCGGGGCGATGCGAGACGTTTGAGGCACATCGAGACTATCGCCCATTTTGCACAGTTAGCAAATGATATCAATTGTTTTTCTTTGAAACATAATCGTCACAACCCGAGTTTGACCTTGCGGAATGTTCGGGTAATCTGGCAGTCATGGCAAAAAGGCCCGCAAAAACCGACTCTGACAACGACACTGTTGCCATCCTTGTGAGGCTTGATCCGCAAATGCACGCGGCCTTTGAAGCGTTCATTGAGGCCCAAAAGTTCAAACCAACAAAGCAATCCGTGTTCGTCGGTCTCCTTGAAACGCTCCTGAAAACGGACGGATTTTGGCCTCCCAAAAAGGCCGACACTTCACCCTGATCGGATTCGCCATGCCCCCACCGGAACGACCTTACCAGCCTCGCCGACATTCGCCACCCTCGCCGGCGTTGCCCCCGCCAATCCCATCCCGCACGCCAGCACCATCACCCAAGCTTCGGCGACGACGCATTCAGGCGATTGTTGCCGTCAGCCTTGCGGTCATGTGTTTCGTTGTTTTCTCGATCGCTTTTGTCGCCATAAAACTCATTGGCGCCATCCAGAAAGATCACATTGCTGAGTCGTCGGCCACCGGTCGCTCTGCTTCGCCCGGCTACGCAAAAGAGGGCGACTGGCAGACCATCGGCAACATCCGGGTCCGCGTTGGATCTGCCAAAGTCGAGAAGGTTTCCGTCACCGAATTCAGGGAATCGCACACATCCAGAGATACGCTTCTCCGGGTGACGATAGACATCGAGAATCTCAGCCAAAACAAGAAGGCCGACTACAGGTCTTGGCAATGGGCCAACGCATTTTTGCCAACCACCGCCGAATGCAAGGACGATATCGGAAACCATTATCGGTCCGTCAAATTTGGCGTCATGGCCAAAGTGGACGGCGCAATCGAGGGCGACTCTATTTATCCAGGCAAGCGAATTAGTGACACGCTGATATTTGAGCATCCGGTGGCAGCCGCCAAATACGTAACCTTGGACCTGTCGGCCGGAGCAGTTGGACTGACCGGCGAATTTAAACTCCGCATCGAAATCGATCCTCATGATTACCCGAAAGAATGACCCCTTTCCCGTTAATCCCGCATCGCCTCATCCCCTCATCTCTCCCGCTTGACCCCGTTCGTCTCGTTTCTCCCGCGTCTCACAACAGAATAACGGCGAGCCAAAGGAAGGCGGGAGGAAGGCGGGAGGAAATACGGGGGAATGAAAAAAGCCCGGCGTTTCGGCCGGGCTTCTCATCAATCAGTGCTGATGTGTGTCAACAAAAAAACCGCCAGCCTTGGCGGTCAACGCATCGCCTCATCCTGATGCGTCAACCTCACACGACTTTCGCCGGACGGACCAGGCAGAACGTGCCGAGTCGCCCGCCGTGTTCATGCCCGGAGCAAATCATTTTGCCCCACGCGGGATGCTTGGCAAACAGGTCGCGGAGCTTTTTTGACTCCGCGCCGGCATGATCCAAAAGCGTTACTTGATCCACGCAAGGCGTGCCATTTTCCCATGCGTGAAACAGCACGGAGACGATTGGACGTTGGAGCGGGGTGAAGTGGTAGACCCGGCCGAACCAGGCCACAGACGCGAATCCGGGGCCGGGAATGGCACGGTCGGGATCTTCGCCAGACGGGCCGGGAGTGCCAGGCGAGGGCGGTTTGCCGGGTGGGATTTGGCTCCCGTCCAATGGCAGACAGACGCCGAGGAACATTGTGCCGCCCGATTTGCGGGCGGCCTCAAACAGAGGATTGGGATTCATGGGACGATTCCGAGAGAGGGTGTGAAAAGAAGCCTCTCCAAGATTAACGTGAAGATTAGAAGTGTCTATCTCGGTAGTTGCAAAATGTTCAAGCGGTCAAATTCTCGGGACCGGCGCCGCGATGCCGAGCAGCTCGTATAGATCGACCTCCAGCACGGGGGCAAGCCGGGCAACGACCCACAGAGACGGCTCGGTCCGGCCGCTGAAATAGTCGCCGAGTTTGCCCCGCGAGATGCTTGTTCGGCTCGCCAGATCGCCGAACGAAAAGCCAATGGCAATTCTGGCTGCGTCCAATCGCTGGCCGACACGGACACGGAATTCGTCACGGGGATCGGGCGCTTTTTCGCTCATCATTCCTCACTTGTTTTGGGCACGTTGCAAATTTTCATCAACCACTCCACGACCTCGGCGAATCTCTCAGCCGGGGCAAACCGCTCCGCGATCATCGCCGCATCGTCCCGACTCTTGGGCTTACCACACCGCCGGATGTCGTCCAGTTGGTCTGGCGTTATCCCGAGCGAAACAGCCAATTCGGCCCGGCTCAGCCCATTTGCGACGGCGTACCGGGCGACGTGGTGGCCGGCGAAATACGGTCGCATTTCGGTGTCGCGGGTCCAGCGGGCGGTCGGGTCCATCGGTTAATCTCCTGTGCGTGTGGGTGTCAGGAGTAGTTCCCGGCGTCGGCCGGGAGTTCGACAAAAATCCGGCGAATTATTCGGCCGCCCCGGAGTCGGCCGCGTCACCAATCAGCCCGTCAATCCATGGCAGGAACGTGGACGGCTTGCCTGTGTCCCACTCCATCCGGCCACCAACGTGAGGCGGGAGGTAGCGGGCCTTGGCATCGCCGATCTTGTGCGGCACGTGGACGACCGGGGCATCGCCACCCGCGAACTCGACGGCAATCGTGACGTGCCTGCCCTCGGTCCATGTGCCAGACCAACACAGAGTCACCACACCATTATCCCCGAGCCTGACCGACGCTCGGGGCTGATTGGTCCCCTCGTCGTCACGGGCCACGGCGAGCAGCTCCGCGGCCGCCGCAAGCAATGTCTCGGCATCAGGAGCATAGACGCACATCCGTGTCAGCACATCGTACACCCGGCGGTTTTCCTCGCCGTGTCCGGGAGCGGCGAGGCCACACCATTTTTCGACGGCCCGAGCGAGGGCCGCGCGGCAGGCAATGATGTCGGCTCGTGAATTTTCGGCCGTGTTGGCTAGGCCGAAGAAGGCCCATCCGGCGGGGGCGTGAGTCAGGGTATCGGTCATGCGAGTCTCCAAATTTAGTCGTGTGAGTAATACGCCGGACCATCGCCCGGCGTGACAAGTTTTTGTGGCCATCGCACGGGCGAAGTGCGACGGGAAAACTGGGAAAATCAAACCAATCCGGTCGAAGCAATCGTGTGAAATTGCGTCCTGAAAATCGTGCTGGCCGGCTTCCGAAATTCGCGACACAAGGCGGCGTGGGCCAACGGGAACAGAGAGGCTTCGGTCGGTCCCTCCACCGTGGCAATCTCCCACGGCTGGCCCTCGGGCTTGCTGCTGTGGCAATGGACGTGTGTGTACCAGATGTGCCCGCCGTCGTCAGTCGCTGCCTTCTCCGGACAAAGGAGGACGATCTTCGAGAGATCCATCACGGGTGTGTGAGCAGCGGTCATGTCGAGTCTCCAAAATATTAGTTGGTGGTGTCAATCAGGGGCCGGTGAGTCCGGCCCCGCGTCACGGTCGGGTTACCAGCTATAGTGCTGGCCGTTGCTGGCCACATAGCCCTTGGCCGTTTTCTTGCCGCCGTCGATGATCTCGGCGGCAATCTCCTCTTGGATGTTGGCCGGACAGTTGTCGGCCGTCGCGGCCTTCCAATTGTGGCCCACGCCGCTGGCGTCGATCTTGATCTTCTTGCCTTCGATGATCACTTGTTCGGTTGTCATGGTCGAGTCTCCTTCGTTCGTGTCGGTCGCCGTTGTGGCGGCGTGATGGAACTATTTGTACCCCATATCGGGTACACTGTCAATTATAATTTACGATGAATTGCAAAATAATTTTCACCCAACCTCTCGGGCGATCCGGCGGGCAACCTCCTCGGTCGGCCTGCTGTACACGCGGGCCGTCACCTCGGGAGTGTCGCCGATCCTTGCCGCCGCTCCCTCCACGGACTCGTAGGTGTGCCGGACGAAATCGGCGTGTGTGTGCCTCAGTCGCCTGGGCTCCCACGGTGTCGCGCCCGCTCGCACGCACGCGGCCGCAATGATCCGGGCATACCTCTCCCGCTTGATCGGCAGCCATTCCCCCCATCGTCCTTTGCGTGCGGGGAGAAAGCCGAACACGGTCCGCTCGGGCGGGCAATCGGCGAGCAGCGGGGCAAGGATGGCTTGGGTTTTCGGCCCGAGGAAAAACGTCAGGTCGCGATCCGCGTGAGCCATTTTGTTGATGTGGTCGGGCACATCGTACTTCCATTCGGAAATTCGCCGATCGATATCGCATGCCCGCATTCCGCACACCGATTGTGGCCTCATCCCGCACAGCCATTGCACACGGATCATCGCCTCGATCATTGCCCGGCGTGACTCGTCTCCGGGCCAGAGATGCGGGAATATCGCCACGATGTCAGCCTCCGGAATTGGCTCGGGCTTCTCCCATTCGGGGGCCTCGGTCTGGCCTCGTTTCACGCGGGGCACATACTCCAACAGTGCGGGCAAATCTTGCCCGCAATAACCCTTGACCGCACACCATTTGAAGATGCGAATAATCCGGCCGGCCGTCTGGTTGATCGTCTCCCTGGCCTGCCCTCGCTCGATTAGCGAATCCATGCACCGCTGAAGGTCATCGGGCCTGTAATCGATCACTCGCATTTCATTTTCGGCGTTGGCCAACAGCACTTCGACGGCCGTTCTCATGCCGTAGTATTCGGTGGTAGGCTTGCCATTTTTGCGATAGATCCGGGCGGCTTCGACCAGATACCCCGCGGCCGCTTCGACGAGCGTGGCCTCACCTCCCTTCGGCTCTTTGGCCCTGACTTGCCCGTTCGCCCAATCGACGCAAAAGCGGGCGTACTTGTCTCTCGCCTGCTGGCTGCCATAGAGGCCGAAATAGACGACAGTCTTTTCGCCGCCCGTCTCCCATCTTGCGTATGCCTGTCCGTTTGGATGTGGCTTCATTGCGGGGCAGGGCCGGGGATTGCCGGATTGATGCCGCCCGCCTCCCCGGAATTTCTGACTCGGCCTCTTCGACACGGCGTCTTCCGGCGTCCATTTGAGCCGGTCGATTCGCGTGCAGATCGTGGCCGGGGGAACCTTGTGTCTGGCGCTCCATTGCTGGACGGTGAGCGATTCGCCAAACGCGGCGATGATGCGGACCTTCGAGCCTTTGGAAACGGCGTCCTCGGGTGACCATCTGAGCAAGTCGAGGCGGGAATAAATTGTCGCGACGGGAATGCCGTGACGATGGCTCCAATCACGCACGGAAAGAGTTTCCCCGAATGCGGTCACCATGCGAATTTGTTTGTCGGGCTGCAC